GATATTCTTCTGAGAATTACATCAACACATTCTGGTGCTGATAAAATTGCTGTATCTAATTGCAGATGCTCTCGTTCCCATGGCTCATAGTTACGGCGTTGTACTTGTTCCCAGTCAGGTGGGGTTAACCCCGGGATATCTAAGATTCTATTCTCCACACGATAACGATGTTGAGTTTTATCTGAACAGAGTATTTCAACTTCTAAGAACGGAACATTTAACGAAATCGCTATATCGCGGAAAGTATTGCGTATCAGATTGATATCATTAACCGAATCGGTGACAACAGTAGAGCCTAATTGAAGATTTTCACGCGCCAACTCATAAAGAACAAAATAACCCTCAGGACCAATTTTTTTGTTCTGTTCAGATACTGAACGAATCGCCTGCTCAACCGTATCAACCCGTAGATACACAGCATTAAGTTTTTGTGATAACAATTTTGCAACTGTAGTTTTACCGCTACCAGGTAAACCATTAAATATAATTAACATAATTTATCCATTGATGGTTGAGATAAAGTTATACCTTTTTATATACGCCCTGAGTATTTTTCATATTTGGGAAATTCTGTATAGATGAACCTTAAATCAGATTTGAGAATTATTACAGTATTTAAACAACGATTGCATTAATCGATATCCGCTTCTGGCTCCGAGAGGACCAAGACATCAGGAACACTTATCGGACTCTTAGCAGATCTGAATATCTCGTCGTATATCGAGGCGACAGCATTTCTCTCTTCATTTGCCACTGTTGCTGAATGCCCTGCCCTGCAAAGTAAAGCGTTCCTTTCCCGTCTTTTGCGTTCAGGTGATCGAGCACTTCCATCAACTTTTCGCTACCGGCGCGCGGCGCGTTCTCATCGAACAGGTTGAGCTGGGCCATACCCTGGCTGAAGAAGTCCCCGAGCATAATGCCGGCTTTCTGGTACCGGTGACCATCCTGCCAGATTTTGTCCAGGCACTTTACCGCGGCGTTGATAATGTCGCGGGAATCCTGAGTGGGGGTGAGAAGCTTCATGGACGCACTGTTACCGTAATACGGCTCGTTAAGCGCAAAGGGAGAGGTTTTCACGAAGGCAGAGATAAAGCGGCAGTATTGATGCTCGCCGCGAAGCTTTTCGGCCCCACGCGCCGCATAGCTGCAGATAGCCTGGCGCATCTGTTCGTACTCGGTGACGCGTTCACCAAAAGACCTGCTGCATACGATTTCCTGCTTTGCCGGTGCAAACTCTTCCAGATCAAGACAAGGCTCGCCGCGCAGCTCGCGCACTGTTCTTTCCAGCACGACGTTGAAGTGTTTGCGGATAATCCAGGTACTCTGCTCAGAGAGATCCAGAGCTGTTTTGATGCCCATAGCGTTGAGCTTCTTGCTGATACGCCTACCGACGCCCCAGACGTCCTCTACCGGCACGATAGCCATTAATCGGCGCTGGCGATCGATATTGGACAGGTCCACTACCCCGCCGGTCTGCCGCTGCCATTTCTTTGCAGCGTGGTTGGCCAGCTTGGCCAGTGTCTTTGTCTGGGCAATCCCGACCCCGACAGTCAGATGCGTACGCTTCAGAACTGTAGCGCGGATCTCTTTGCCGAAGTCAGTCAGGTCCCGGCAGTTCCTGACGCCCGTCAGGTCGCAAAAAGCTTCGTCGATACTGTAAATTTCGACGCGGGGGCTCATTTCCTCGAGCGTCGTCATTACCCGGTTCGACATATCAGCATAAAGCTCGTAGTTGCTGCTGAAACACACAACCCCAGCGCGCCGGAATAAGTCCTTTTGCTTGAAGAACGGCTCCCCCATGGTAATTCCAGCGGCCTTGGCCTCGGCACTGCGTGCGATTACACAACCATCGTTATTCGAGAGAACGACAACCGGGCGCCCTCTCAGGTCCGGCCTGAATACAGTCTCGCATGATGCGTAGAACGAATTCACATCACAGAGAGCAAACATATTCAGCTCGCAGATTTAACGATGAAAGTCACGACGCCGAAAACGTCCAGCGTGTCTTCGCTGCCAACAACAATCGGGCTGTAGGCGCTGTTCATAGGATTGAGTTGCACGGTCGGGCGCAGCTGCAGGCGTTTAACAGTGAACTCCCCTTCCACCGCAGCGATGACAATGTCACCATGCTCAGCAGTCCTGGAGCTGTCCACCACCAGCAGATCGCCGTCGCTAATCCCGGCTTCGATCATAGAATCGCCCGCGGCTTTGACGAAATACGTTGAGCTCGGATGAGCAACAAGTAACTCATTGAGATCGATGCGCTGTTCAACGTAATCAGCCGCTGGGCTTGGGAAACCACACTGCACTAAGTCACTGAAAAGCGGGAGAGCTATAATTTCTCGCAGTTCTGCAGGCCTGATAAATTCCATATTGCACACCCCAAACACTGTTTTTATATACAGTAGTTTCATTTGAGTATGCACGCAAGACAGAGGGTCTGTGATGAATGCTTAAAGCTTCGCCGTTTCGTTTCTAAGGTTCTATGTCGCTTCGAATTATGAGTTTTGTAAATTTTATGGCCGCAATTCTATGTGAGCAAAATTAAGCCGACTTTGAAGCGGGAAATTTTTTATAAAGCGTGCACACGGCAACGTCATAAATTATCGCTACCTGCTTCCTGTCCAGACCGTTCGCAATCAATCGGCCCGCCTGGTCCCATCGCTCCGGGGTAAGCTTCGGACGCCTGCCGCCAATTCGCCCTTTCTCACGAGCTGCAGCCAGACCTGCCCGGGTGCGCTCAACAATCAACTCCCTCTCCATTTCCGCCAAGGCTGACATGATATGGAAGATGAAGCGCCCCATTGGATATAAAATATCGATAAAGGCAGTGTAGCTTTTGAAGTGAATGCCGCGCTGCCGGAGGTCGCCCATCATTTATCCTAATTTCCGCTATTGCGACCCTCCAAACCATATTCCCGCACAACTAAGGCATCTTTTCACGGAGAACTTTCATCAGCTTTTTGAGTGCAGCCTATGCGCCATCGCCCCGCTCGTTCTTTATTCAAAAGTTCGTTCACATTCTTTGCGTACGATAACTTTTTGCAAGAAATTCAGATTTTTTCATTCTTAGTTATCTTTGCATAATTAACTTCAGTATTAACCACGCGTTAACTTCTAAAAAAAACATAATACCTTAGGGCAGCTTAAAATTAATCGACCTTCAGCTCCAAAATCATGTTGAAATGTTGAACTATCGAAAAAAATCAAGAGACGACCATTAAACCGAAGGCAAGCACATTTAAAATATGCGATTGAAAAAATACACCATTTAAAACTCACACCACAACATTTAATCCATCCAGTATATTACCAGCAATAACCATCATAGACAATTAAAAAACCCACATCGATTTTATATACTTCACACATTCAATAACAAGTGGGAACCTAACGGTTCCCAATCTCATTAAACTCTGTTTTCAAATTGTACATTCCAGATATTCAGGAGTATTTCCCTCATCTATTCCGCACAACTATTTTATTTATAACTCGCCACTTTCAAGTTTCTTTGCCAAAGATCTAATTTTTTTAGCCATTTCTTTTAGATAAACGGCATCTAAAGGAACTTCAAGTTTAGAATAACTTTCTGCAGCTTGCGGCCCTGCATAATTAATGAAAACTCTACTATCTGACTTTTGCCATGTCAGATAAATTGCAGCTGCATCCATTTTAAAAGCGTGCCCTTTGTTGTTTCTTGATGTTACATTGAAACTTCCATCCGGAAATTCTATATAAATTCCTTTTTGAGTCTTCATCTTTCTTGCTCTCCTATGTATGTAGCAATACAAAAAATTATGATTACAGAACTATATATATGGTTAAGCAGTCACAATCAATAAATCCAAGTTTGTAAAAACCCTTGTTCCTTGATATCAGTGTACTGTCATTCCTACTATACGGGCGGTAGGAAAGGTAGTTGGTAACATACCAACGCTGGTTTTACTAAGTTTACCTTTATTCATTCCTTCCAGCATTCATTTCTTGTTCTAGGAGAAGTGTTTTGGTTTTGTATAAAGAATCGGCAGGCATCTCGACGCGAACGGAGACAAACTGGTCGCGGGGAATATCGACAGGATCGCCATTACTAATACCCTTCAGTTCGTTCCTGGCGAACGCTGGCGCTTCCGGATGTGTGCGGTGAAAGGTTTTCACCAGTACCGAACCATCAGCATGAACCTCATAATCCAGCCAGATGAGTGGCTGTTTGTTGCGGTCAGTGGGGATGTCGAAACCACCATCAATCCCGCCCCAGGCGGCGTCAGAATTCAGACCTTCGCATCCTTCTACCAGATATTCCCCCGACGCAATCCTGGTAACCTTAACGCCTTCTGATTCGTCGTTTGTTTCATATCTCCCGTCAGAAAATATCTTTACCACTGGTGATGCGGCTTTAAGGGTGCCATCGCTGGTCTTTGTAGTGTTCCTTGTTGTATAGACTTCTGCCCAGTCAGTCCAGGTTCCCTGATTTGACACAGTGGCGCCAGATCCCCCACGAACGCCCATCCGGCCGCCTGCAGTAATTTGGATCTGCCCGATGTAACCTCCTGCGAAGCGGCACATGGTAAGAAGTGGCGAAAAGTTATCAAAGTGATTAACTGCATTGACTCCGGCACCGCCATACCAGCCATTCAGAGCCATGTAGTTCGCATTATTACCATAGCTTCCAATAGGCACCCCTTCCCCGGCCCCAGCATTACCTCCAATTCCGTAATCTCTGTTCCTTACAAGCGCTCCGGCGCTTTGGTCAATAACACCGGTCAAAACGTTGGATGTTGCCGCTGTTCCTAAACCGAGGTTTGCGCGAGCGTCTTCTGCCTTCGTTGCCCCGGTACCGCCGTCGGTAATTGCAAGCGCACCATTGGCCCCTTTCTGCGCCAGTTTCCCAATGCCGGGGATCGTTACAGGGGTGCCGTTGATGGTAACGGTGATGCTCTGGTTTGCCGAGGTAGTGGCGAACGTCTCCCAGGCACCAATATTCTCGTCATACTCTTTGATGAGCTGTGACATGGCCTGGGCCAGTCCGTCGACCGAGATATTGTCTGATACCAGAATGCCGTACTTCTGGCCGCTGAGCGCCGGGGAAGCAGCTGGCGTTACCGTCATTGTCGTGGCGCTGTTCACGGATGAAATCTGGAACATCTGCACCGGGTTAGACATAACAATAATCGTCTGGCCAGCCCGAACCTGGCTGGCGGGTGCCGTCCAGTTCGTGCCGGTGCCGGTTGCCGTATTTCCGTTAATTGCGATAGTGCCAGTGTTATAAAGCATTTTGCGCTCCATGAATTTATTGATCGTTATGAGCGATCAATAAATTAATATTGATTCGTATAAACGATCTGAATAATGGGAGTTAATTTGTAAATATGGATATCCCACTAACCAATGGAATATATAGAGTGAAAAAGAATTATTTGTCAGTGTTACTTGGCGTGACTTTCCTGACTCTGTCTTCTGTATCTTTTGCTTCTGAACAGGGGCAAAAATCAGACCCTGGTTATGGCAATGGCGGAACCGCGCAAAAGCGTCAGATTGATGCCTGCGTAAACGCAAACACGTCCAGTGTGACTTCTTACGACAATGGCTCTCATGTTAAGCCATGTGTAGGCGGCGCATCTTACAAAAGCCAAAAACTCCCGGACCAAAAATATAAAGTTCCTTTTAAATAAACAAGCAAATAAAGCCCCTCGCGGGGCTTTATTTTTATGAGGCAGAAAAAGAACCCGAACCTCGAGCTATCTGTAATACAGGTGAAAGAATATCTTTCCTTGAGGCGTTTGTTCCTCCCGACATATCATTAACACTTATTGATGCGGTGACTACTTGCTTTGTAATTCCACTTTTCGCAAAAAATACCGGGACCGCAATAGCATTGGTGGTGTTTCTACTTGGACAAGTTACCCACTGATAATCTTTTGTTGTGCCGTCAATGGTCACAGATATCCGTGCAGTAGCATCGCCTGCTGAGACGCCATATATCATCACTACAGCCGACACTATTGCAGTCTTGGGTTTGCTTGTTCCGGTTGTATCCGTATAGGTCAGACTGGTAGTTACACCACCTGCCCCTAATTTGGATTTATCCACACCAACGCCAGCGTTAACCACATCCCCTACAAAGCTATCAGCCTCCACTGTGCCTTTGAACGAACCACTCGTTGCAGTTACCTTCCCGGTGAACTCACCGTTCGTGGCGTAAACCGTTCCTCTCACGGTTACGTTATTGAAAACGGCATAACCCGATTTGTTGATATGCCAGCCAACATTACCGGTTCCGTCCCATGTTGAGGACTGGATAAAGTTACCGAGTTTAAGGTTGCCGATTGTCCCGTCACCGATGACCGTATCCCTGATAATGGTTTGGCCATTCTGGATAACGAACGGGAGCGTAACATTACCGCCTGCCTGGGTCATGACAGCAAAACGGTCAGCCAGGAACATTACCTGTGACTGCATGCCCTCTGGCGTATTCTCTACGCCGATCCCCATTCCGGCAGCGTATTGCCTACCGTTAGCATCGACTGCTACCTTGATGTTGTACATGGCACTGAGATCACCATCCATGCTCGCGATAGCCTGCGCGTTGGTGGTGATTGCCGCAGTATGTCCGTCGACTTTTGCCGTAATACCGTTTATCTGGGTGGCCGTCGCCTGCCGGTAATCAGAGAACGTCTGGTTGAGGCTGTTGATGGATGCCTTGTTGCCGTTAACGTCCGTCTGCAGGCTCAGCAGAGAGCGCGCCGTTGCCTCCCTGTCGTTGACAATCACTTCATAAATGCGGTCCAGATTCGCGCTGTTGCCCGCGACCGATGCAGAAAGGGTTTTACGCGTGGCCACCTGAGCGAGGTTGGCCTGGATTATCGCAATTGCCGAGTTCTTCACCCCACCCGTCATGCCGTCCATAGACACGCCGATGCTGTCGATACGCTGGCCCAGCGCGGTATCAGCCGTCGCAACGGTCTGCTCAAGCTCTGAGAGGGAAGACGACACATCACCGACCGTGCTTGAAAGCTCATTAACGCTGGTCTGAACCTGCCCGATGCCCTGAGCGTTTTTGGCAATTTCCTGCGCCTGCAGCTCAAGTTCATCGTTGGCCTGTTTGATGTCGTTAGCCATGCCAGCAATTTTTTCATTGCTGTCCACCGCGTTCTCGATCAGGTCCTTGAAGGTATCCGAGTCTTTAATCTCCTCCAGGATCACATCGGTGATGTCGGACACATCGATACTGGCCTGACCGCGCACCCATTCTGTGTAACCTGATTCGTTGCCGCTGCGGTCCACCAGCTGCGCGCGGTACCAGAAAATCTGCCCAGCCTTAAGGCCCATCTGCTGATATTTGCGCTGCGGGTAAGGCACATCGGCCAGCAGCATCGCATCGTCTTCGGTACCGGTCAGGCTGTACTGAATTTCCGTCTTCAGCGTGTCGTCGGTATTCGCGGGGAATCCCCAGTTCAGCTCGATACCGAATACCACGTTTTCAGAAGCGATGAAGCCAACCGGCTTCGGTGGGTTGCCCACTTTACCCGTCAGCATTTTCTCTTCTGAATAGCCCCATCCGGACGAGATTTCTGCAGCATTGATTGCGCGTACGCGCACCAGGTAGCGCCCGGCATAAATCCCGGGGACGTCGAATGACGTGGTGGAGCTGCGCGGCACGTTAACCCAATTACCGTCGTTGCGGCGCCATTGCGCTTCATAGGCAATAGCGTTCTGCGCCTGGTCCCAGCTCACGCGCATCGTTTCGATGCTGATATTTTGCTGCACCACAGAAAACGAGCTGATCACGATGTTCGCAGGCGGCGACTGGTTACCTGGCGGGATCACGCTCACCGGCCGCTGGTCAATGATGGCTCCGGTATCAATGCGATCGAATTTATCCGGATCGTGATTTGCACCGACGATTGTGAACGTGCCGACATTATTATCAGTTACCGTAATAACGCGATACTGCTGTGCGTAGAGCTCGTCAGACTCAATGACCCATACGGCCTCAGCCACAGGCGTTTCGCTGTAAGCGGTCGTAACGGTCACTTTATTGCCCGTAATCGACTGAATGGTGCGTGACTGTGAAACACCCGATGGAAGATTGACAATCATCCTGTCGTCTGCCGAAGCATCCGGCGCCCTGTCCAGCGTCAGCACGCGACCATTCACCGCAGAGATACGGCCGCCCAGGTCGCGCCCGGAGAGATTTCGGTCCGCTACAGCGATTACATAGCCAGGCTGCGGAATGTTGCCATCTTCCCCTACATTGAAAGTAACAACGCGATCTTTGTTGTTGGTGAGGATCCCCCATCGCCCTTTCCGATTCGCTTCCGACTGACGGGTACAACCGATAGCCGTTATCTCAAGTTGATTAAACCCATAACGCGCAACCAGCGCCTGCTCAAAAACAGGCTCCATCGCATCAGAATAAGCGTTATCAGGATCAGACCAGGACACCAGCGCATTGGTGTAACGGTTCTTTGTGGTGCTGCTGGAATAGGTAAAGCGCCCATCAATAACGTTCGCATGCGTGTATGTAAAATCTACATCTCTCGGCATGTCCGCCAGCGCCACAATCTGGTCGTCGCCCCAGTAGGTCATCCCACGGAAGATGGCAGCAAAATCACGCAGGACCGTATAAGCGTCGTTGCGTTCCTGAATGTAGACGTTGCAGGTATAACGTGGTTCGGTACCACTTCCGCCTTTGCCGTCCGGTACCATTTGATCGCAATACTGCGCAACCTGGTAGAGCGTCCATTTATCTATGTTGGCCGTTGTAAGACGATCCCCAAGTCCGAAACGGTCGCTAACCACCAGGTCGTAGAATATCCAGGCAGGGTTATCGGTCCAGGCCCATTTAAATGTCCCAGTCCACGTACCGCTATAAGTGCGGGTTTCGGGGTCGTAAGTATCCGGTACGCGGATAACACGGCCGCGGGGCTCGCAGGAGATCTGCGGGATAGAGCCGTTAAAC